TCATTTTTAAGGAGGATTGAGGATTATGGGAATTTTAAGTGGAATTTTTAAATCAAGAGATAAGCCACAGAATGCTACATCCGGCAGTGCATACCGATTCTTTATCGGTGGTAGCTCCAGTGGTAAGAACGTTAATGAACGTTCAGCCATGCAGATGACTGCGGTGTATTCCTGTGTGCGTATCTTATCAGAGGCGGTGGCAAGTCTTCCGCTTCATGTTTACAAATACAATGGAGATGGAGGTAAGGAAAAGGCGGTAAAACATCCGCTTTATTTTTTGCTCCATGATGAACCGAATCCGGAAATGACTTCCTTTGTGTTCAGGGAGACACTGATGACACATTTGCTCCTCTGGGGTAATGCATACGCCCAGATAATCCGCAATGGCAAGGGAGAAATCATTGCATTGTATCCGCTGATGCCGAACCGAATGACTGTGGACAGGGATGAGAAAGGACAGCTTTATTATCAGTACAACACAAGTAAAGATGATGCACCGACCATGAAAGGAAGCATGGTGAATCTGAAACCTTCGGATGTGCTTCATATTCCTGGGTTAGGATTTGATGGATTAGTTGGGTATTCTCCGATTGCAATGGCAAAGAATGCGATTGGAATGGCGATCGCCTGTGAGGAATATGGTGCAAAGTTCTTTGCCAATGGTGCCACACCGGGCGGTATCTTGGAACATCCGGGAACCGTAAAGGACCCACAGAGAGTAAGAGAGAGTTGGACGTCTGCCTTCGGTGGAAGTTCCAATGCAAATAAGGTGGCAGTTTTGGAAGAGGGAATGAAGTATACACCGATTTCCATTAGTCCGGAACAGGCACAGTTTTTGGAAACCAGAAAATTTCAGATAAATGAAATAGCTCGTATTTTCCGAGTTCCGCCACACATGGTCGGGGATTTGGAGAAGTCGAGCTTTTCTAATATAGAGCAGCAGTCTTTGGAGTTCGTGAAATATACCTTAGACCCTTGGGTTGCAAGGTGGGAACAGGCAATTGTCCGTTCTTTATTCTCTACGGATGAAAAAACACAATACTTCGTCAAGTTCAATGTGGACGGGTTGCTCCGTGGTGATTATCAGAGCCGTATGAATGGTTATGCCATCGGCAGACAGAACGGTTGGATGAGCGCCAACGATATCAGGGAACTTGAAAATCTTGACCGTATTCCTGAAGAGGAAGGTGGCGATCTGTACCTCATCAACGGGAATATGACCAAATTAAAAGACGCAGGAATATTTGCGGGAAAGGAGAGCGAACCGAATGAAGAAGTTTTGGAAGTGGAAGAACCAAAAAGTTCTGAATCAGGAGACACAGATGGAAACGGTGGAGAGAACACTGTTCCTAAACGGCACCATCGCAGAGGATAGCTGGTTTGATGATGATGTCACACCGCAGATGTTCAAGGAAGAATTGATGGATGGGAATGGAAACATTACGGTCTGGATCAATTCGCCCGGTGGCGATTGTGTGGCTGCTGCCCAGATTTACAACATGCTCCGTGAGTATGAGGGCAAGGTTACTGTCAAGATTGACGGCATTGCGGCATCCGCCGCTTCGGTCATTACCATGGCCGGTGATACGGTGCTGATGTCTCCGGTATCCATGATGATGATTCACAATCCGATGACCATTGCATTTGGCGATTCCGGAGAGATGCAAAGAGCCATTGACATGCTTTCCAGTGTGAAAGATTCCATTATCAATGCCTATGAGCTTAAAACCGGATTGTCCAGAACTAAACTGGCACATCTCATGGATGCAGAAACATGGATGGACGCAAACAAAGCGATTGAACTTGGATTTGCAGATGAAGTCATCCAGAGAAATGGTGCTGTGGATGAGATGGAAGTTCCACAGGTATCTATGTTGTATTCAAAAACGGCGGTAATCAATTCCTTAATGGATAAAATTGCCGAGAAATGCAAGATACAGCAGAAAAACGAAACTGAAAACAGTAACAAAGTTAAAGCCGATTCGCTGATGAGTCGGCTTAATTTATTAAAAAATTGGAGGTAATCTACTATGACTATTTTAGAACTGAGAGAAAAAAGAAACAAAGCGTGGGAAGCTGCTAAGGCTTTTGTAGAAACAAAACGTGATAAGGATGGTCTGTTATCCGCTGAGGATGCAGCGACTTATGCAGAGATGGAGCAGAAAGTACAGAACTATACTGCTGAGATTGCACGTATGGAAGAGATGGAGGCTATGGAAGCAGAGTTGAATAAGCCTGTGAATACTCCTATCACAAACAGACCTATGGGCGGTGCAAATCCACAGGAGAAGAAAACGGGTCGTGCATCCGATGAATACCGTGATGCTATGCTCCATGCAATCCGTAACAACTTCCGCAACATCAGAAACGTGCTTTCTGAGGGTATTGATACCGATGGTGGTTATCTTGTACCGGAAGAGTATGATTCCAGATTGATTGAAGGTTTGGAAGAGGAAAATATCTTCCGTAGACTTGGTACAACCATTACAACCAGTGGTGAACGTAAGATTAACATTGCGGGTTCTAAACCGGCTGCAGCATGGATTGACGAAGGCGAGGCATTAACTTTTGGTGATGCGAAGTTCGACCAGATCAATCTGGATGCCCATAAACTCCATGTGGCTGTAAAGGTTACAGAAGAGTTGCTTTATGATAATGCATTTGGCTTAGAGAATTACTTAATCCGTCAGTTCTCCAGAGCATTGGCAAATGCAGAAGAGGATGCATTCCTTAATGGCGATGGTACCGGCAAGCCTCTTGGTATTTTTGCAGAAGAGGGTGGCGGAGAGATTGGTGTGACTGCTGCAAGTGCAACAGAGATTACAGCAGATGAAATCATCAATCTTGTGTATGCGTTAAAGCGTCCTTATCGTAAGAAAGCAAAATTCATTATGAATGATGCGACCATTGCGGCACTGCGCAAGCTCAAAGATGAAAACGGCCAGTATTTATGGCAGCCTTCTTTACAAGCTGGAGAACCGGACAGACTCTTTGGCTATGAGGTAATGACTTCTGCGTATGTTCCTACCATTGCTGCAGGTAAGCCTGTTATTGCCTTTGGTGATTTCAGCTACTACAACATTGGCGACCGTGGAGTTCGTTCTTTCGCAGAACTTAAGGAACTCTTTGCCGGAAACGGTATGGTTGGTTTTGTGGCTAAGGAACGTGTGGATGGTAAGTTAGTGCTTGCTGAAGCGGTTCAGGTACTTAAGATGGGTGCCTAATTCTGGTGAGTGGGTGGTGTCGGCTTAGTCCGGCACCATCTTAAAATGTTCCGAAACGGAACATAAAAGTCGAAAAGTGTCGAAAAGTGACACAAAATGCGGAGGTGGAAACGTGGTAGTTACGTTGGATGAAATGAAAAAATATCTTCGTGTGGACTTTGCGGATGATGATGTTCTGCTCCGTAATATCATGGAATCTGCCCAGACATTGTGCATGGATGTGGCAAGAATCACAGATGAGGATGCTTTTGAGGAAGAACCTTGTGCCAGAATTGCAGTCATGTATGCAGTCGCTTATCTGTATGAACACAGGGAAGAAGCAGATCATCATGCATTGACATTATCACTCCGTTCTTTACTTTTTGGGTGTAGACAGGAGGGATTCTGATGAAGATATCTTTATTGAATGAAAAAATCCTGTTCCAGAAGGGTCTGGTGGTTTCGGATGCCATTGGCAATCGTAAGAATGCGTGGGAAGATTATTATTCCTGTTTTGCCACGATTGGTGGTGAGAGTAGAAACGAAAAATCAGAAGCAGGACAGACAATAGATGATGTGGGTATCACATTTACAGTCAGATATTGCAGTCAACTTGTGGACATCGTGTCCACAGGTTTCCGTATCCTGTTTCGTGGGGAGATTTACAACATTCTCTCTGTAGACCACATGAACTACAAAAAGAAATCTTTGAAGTTCCGATGTGAGAAAGCGAGGCGATAAGATGGCTTCTACTGTGAATATCAATGATATGGCGGATGTGATCATGCGGGGGCTTACGGAATTTGCAGAACTTGCCACGGATGATATGAAAGAAGCTGTCAAAAACGCAAGCACCACAGTCCGTAAGGAGATTAAGGCAAATGCCCCTGAGGATACCGGAAAATATGCAAAGAGTTGGACAGCCAAAAAGGTCAGGGAGACATCCCAGACACTGACAATGGTGGTTCACTCTAAGAACCGGTATCAGCTTGCCCATCTTCTGGAATATGGTCATGCAAAAAGAAATGGTGGCAGAGTGGAAGGGAGAGCACATATCGCACCGGCAGAACAACAGGGAATCCGCCAACTACAGGAAGAGATAGAAAGGGCATTGAGAGGTTAGTTATGGAAGAATTATTGCAGATTTTAAGCGAGACACAGATTTCTTTTGCATATCATCATTTTGCAGAAGGAGAATCGCCGGCGCCTCCATTTATCTGCTATCTGCTTCCTGGGAGCAATAACTTCTCAGCGGATGGCAAGGTCTATTACAAGATAAATGAGGTCCATATAGAACTGTACACCGATTTAAAAGATTTGGCGG